CTTTCTGTGCATTTTTATGCTTTTAGCCTTGCGTTTTGCGCGGCCGATTACCGCACAGGTCAGCTTGTCATTAGCCGTTAAAGAAACCTCTGTTCCTGCCGTAGACGCAATAAGACGTTCACCGGTTGTCGGATTGGCGGTCAATGCGGAAATCAGCTTGTTATCTTTCCAGTCAGACAGCCACTGCACCAATACCCCCTTGATAAGAGGCAAATTTTCGTACGGAGATTTCTGATCATCCGCCTCAAAACGCGTAACTGCGTTTCTGACCAAAGCAGTCTTTACGCTGAAATCATACATCTGCATTTCTTCTTCATTACCTTTGAGTGTGTTATTCCCGGAAACGCCGTTACCTTTAAGATTCATTGCCAGTCCAAAGTTTACTTCATCGCCTTTAGCCTGTTTTAGATCTTTATTCGTATGAACAACATTACTCCCATTAGTAGACGTAAACTTATCAAAATAAGAAGCTTTTAAACCTTCTCTCCATACCTTTTTTGTCCAGAGTTTAGGAACCAATTTTTCAGGAATTTTAAATTCATGTGCCATATTTCATTCTCCTTTTTGTAAAAAAATTAATCACCGCAGAGGTCATCAATCTGCTTTCTGATTTCCGTCGGAAGCTCGTTTTCACGACCCTCTTCCACATACTTGAGGATTTCTTCCTCAGACAGTTTCGCACCGGTCGGAGCGCCGCCATTTAACGCGCTTGCTTTCGGCAGTGTTTTAGCCGTTTCGAGCGGATTTTGTGCAGGTGCAGTCATCGCCGATTTTACCTTTTCAGCAAAATCACGAATAACTTTAAAGTCTGCATCCGTGCCTATCCCCTGATCAATACGTGAAAATGCCGCATCAATCGGGGCAGCGTCTTTTCGCGTCATGCCGTCCAGCATTTCAGTGCCTTTCTGCCACAGCTCGCCGATATTCGGAATAGCCTTAAGCTCGCCAATAAACGCTACATTTTTCTGATAGGTTTCCTGCCGCTCTTCCTGCTGGCGTGTCATCTGATATTCAATCCGTGCCTGTTCATGAAGCAGTTCTTGATACTTTTGTGCATCTGTAAACATCAAATCAGACGCGTCATCAATCTTGAGCCGACGTGCGGCTTCCTGCTGCGCATAACTCTTAATTTGATTCAAATCTTCCGGAGATAATACCGGTTTTTGTGACATACTCATCTGCGAACGCAAAGTGTTAGCCGCTTCCTCGGCCGCTTTTCTGCGAGCCCTTTCTTCTGCCAGTGCTTTCTTCAAATCACCGCCTGCCGGATTGTCTTCTGCTTCTTTTGTCGGTTCAATTTTCGTTTTAGGTTCCGATTCAGGATCAGGGTCAGTTTTCGGCTGTCCGTCTGCCGGATTGTCTTCCGGTTCTTTTGCCGGTGCTTTACCCGCCGGAGTTGCCGATTCCTGATTATCAAGACCTGCTTCTTTCAAATCTTCTGCATCAAACCCTAAATCTTCTGCGTTCAGCATTGTTTCGTTTTCCATGATTATCTCCTTCTGCCGGTTTAACGACGTCGGCGGTCGAATATTTTTTGTAGTTTACCGTCTGTTTTCGGACGAAAGAAAAAAGCCTTTTAACGTCGTTGCTTAGGACGATATATCAAGGCATTACTGCTCTAATAGCTGTGGTTGCTGTATTGGCTGCGGTTGCACCGGCGGAACTGCTGCCCGCCCTTTAAGTGCTAATCTTTCCTGCATAATCTGCTGCGGCGAAATATTTACGCCGATAGATTGTAATGCCGTTGACAGCGCTTCCGCCGGTAAATCTTCAATATTTGCACTGACTTTGAGATCCGGTATTTTCGGCTGTTCGGAAGCTTGCTGCATACGCTTCTTGACGGTTTCCTTTTCCGGGAAATCTATGAAATCAAGAATGATATCCATTGGTATATCGACGCCCGCTTTCTTCGCCTCAAGCAACTGATACAAATTCGCCCGCCGTGCGGTAGCGCTTGCTTGCGATGTCGTGATCACAATGTCGAAATCAAAAGCAGATAAGTCATACAGCACCTTAGTTACCGGGTCGCCATTTTCATCTGTCACCGGCATACCGTTCTGATCTACCGTTTGCTGTTCTTGTATTGCTTGTCCCAGTCCTGGCTGTATCTGCACAAACTCTTTTTTGCCGTCTTCGCCAAGAATCCGCATAACTTTGTTTTTGTTGTAAAATTGCGGAATCAATCCCGGCGCGTTCATATCACCCCAAAGAAGCTGTACGATCTGCAGCTCGGCCTCTTTTGCTTTGTCGAATATTTCCGCCGTTTGCACCGTGGTAACCGACTGACGAAGATCAATTGCCTTGCCGCTCATCGCCCCAATACTGCCGGACAGGCTCTCCGGAGTAATGCCCGAAATCGTGTAGAAATCACTGCTTGAGCGGTTTTCAAGCTCTATATTATTGACAGACTGCGCCGATGGAAGCCCATCGGTAAATGTCACGCCCGGCTTTAAGAAAATATTAGCGCCCGGCGTTGTAGACAGATTCTGAATTTCCCGTTTTTCCTTTTCATCAAACTGCGGTCCAGTCCAGAACCGGACACCGAGCGACTGCTGATTGACGATATGCATACGCTGACTGCGGTTCTTGTTGAGTTCGCGCTGTGCGTCTTTTAGATCCCGCACAATGCCCGCCGGTTCCAATCCGTCATCTAAGTCCTCGCCGTAACCGGATAAGTAGCAATACTGCCGCACAAGAGGGAATTGATTGTGTTTGTATGGACTTTTGCCTTCTTCTAACAATACATCTCCACAAAATGTCGCGTATCTGATTTGCGTAACCGGTATTTCTTCCGGTTCCGTTCCGGACATTAAAAAAGCCGAATATAAATCCGGCTGCGACTCATCTATAATCATTCCATCTGCAGAAAATACTTTCTTTCGTGTGTATTCTTTATACCAGTACTGCACCACACGAAGCTTTTTCAAATCCCGCGAATACCAGAGCGGCTCTGTATTAACCGTCTCCAGTTCACTGTCGTCGTACTTGTGCGCAAGCATTGTGATTTCATCTGCTTTGTCCGAATAGACCTGTTTGAGTTTCTCCGGGCTCTCCCAGCTGTACCGCCCGCAATAAAAAGCATCGGACAAATCATCTTCTTTGCACTCCGGATCCACAAATACATCGAACGGACTGACGTTTTTTATCTGTATACGTCCATCCATACTGGCATAGTCAAACTCATAACTGACCCAGTAATTTCCGACACCGCATATCACCGCGTCTTTGAACGCTTTTTTCTTAACGCTCTGATAATTTGTTTTATCAAATGTATACTTAGTTATTCCCTTGGCCACTCGTGCCACGCGGTCATCTTCTTCTGAGCGCGGCAGAAAATCCGGTTCTGTTTCATTCTGCGCTGCATAGCCAGAAAGAAGATTAACAACCGGTCTAATTCGATTAATCGTAATTGCCGGGCGGGATTTCTGCTTCATTACTTTCAGATCGGCGTCTGTCCACTGTTTACCGCGCATGAAATCATAATCTTCTTTCGCGCTTTTGCGCCATTCGCTTGTTAACTGCAATGCCCTTTTTACGTTATTTCGCGCTTCGGATAAATCAAAACTCATTCGACAAGTTCTCCTTTAAACATCATTCCATACATCTGCCTAAGCTGCCACTGCGGCATCTGCGCTGCGAACGCTGCCAGCTCTTCATCGCTTTTCTTTGCCGGAATTAAAATCCCGTTCTCCATATGTTCACCGTACTCTGATTTAAGCACTCTGTATGCATAATCTCTTAATGCTCTGTCACTCATTACACACCCCATGCCGTCGGTTCATCCCCTTCCTCATCTTCATATCTATAGCCATCATTAAATGCTTTTTCTACTTTTACCGGCTGAATCGGACGACTCATCAAAAAATATCTAACGCTGTCGTAACTATGGTCTTCTTGTTGTGTATCCACGTCCTCGACTTTGTGCTTATCGTATGTCAATGCCGGCAGCGTCCGTATCAAGTGATAACACGTTTTGAATATCTTGAACTTTCGTTCTTTTAATCGTAAGTGAACCTGCATTTTTCCGGCCAACCTGTCATTATCCGCCGGATACCACGGCACGCCTTCCGCAGCAAATACTTCTGCAATCGACGGCCCGTCATGTCCTGTTTTCTGCCAAATTGCCGGATCCGCAATACCGAACTCGCTGCCCAAATGCTTAATTTTCTGCGCTACTTCCCGTGCCGTTTCCTGCGTACCCGTGTTGACCGTTCCCGGCTTGCAGCCGTACCATTCATTAATTACATAGACAACGCCGTCATAATCGACTGCATATTCGTATATTGCATACGGTTTACTGTATCCCCAGTCCATAGATCGTCCGCGCTGCCAGCTTTTCGGAATTTCAAATGGTTCAACGACATGTATATCTGTCCGGAATTCTTCAAAAACCTGTCCTTCAAATATATTCCAATCGCCTTCGCGGTACGCTTTCCGGAGCTTATCCGGCAGCGTATCAAGCGCGTCACTGTATCCCGCTGGTAAATGAGGATTATCATCTATCCGCGCCTGTACAAACGCAATTTTATTTGAAAAATCCCGCATTTCCGGCGGAATATTTCTATCGATAAACAGATTCTTAACCCACATATGACCTTTACCGCCGGGGTTCGTTCCCGCAATCAGCTTAGGATTCTCGACGCCAACCCAACGAAGCCGCATGCGGAGAAAATCAAAAACAGTCTGTTCATTCAGCGTCAATTCGTCAATCGCGATTGCCGCAAATTCTGATGATAAATACTTAGACGGATTATCCAGATTACGGAAACATATCACACCGCTCCCGAAAGCCGGATTCAATGTAAATTCATGCGTCGCCTCTTTGTAATTGCCGAGCCAGTCAGGAAACTCCATTTTAATTTTCGATAACTGCCGGTCACGCAGCGCCGGATAATCCTCGCAAAACAACCCAACACGGATACCTTTCAGCTTTAAATGCTTGTACCAGCTAATCAAGAGGTAAACCAATTCCCACCGTAAGATGTACGATTTCCCGCCGCCTGCAGCCCCGCCATAAAGAATATACGTATTATCTTTAACTGTACGCATAAATTCCCGCTGTTTTGCCGTCGGGTGAATGATGTCATTGACAAGATTAATCGTCTGCACTGATGTCATCATCTACCACCAAATTAATTCCGATATTGCCGGATAATTCCTTTTCTTGCTTGTCGCGCCATTCTGATTTCCGATTCGTCAGCCAGAATACAATAGCTTTTACGTCCGGCGGTACATGCCGAGTTACTCGCTTTGTAACTTTCATTACCGCTTTATTCTTTGCGTTTTTATCTGCAATCAGTTCCGATGTAGTTTCTATATAGTTATAGCCTTTGGCTCTTTTTAATAATGCGTTCTCAACTTCAATGTCAACAACTTCTTTCCCGCGCGATAATGCCTCGGAAAATTCGGGAAACTTCTTGATCCATGTATATAACGTATCTTGATTAATGCCGATATTATGCGCAATCTGCTCATTACTTAATCCATCTCGCGCCCATGCCTGCAGACGCAGAAGATTATCCGCTTGCAGCCATTTTGCATATTTACCCCTTGCGCCCACAGCAATCACCACCTTTTAGATAAACAAACGAAAAGCACGCACTTTGGTAGAGTACGTGCTTTTCAAATTGAGGAGGAAAGTATCTCTCGACATTTTCACACTATCATAATACCACTTTTAAATGTCTCATAATGTCTCATGTTTCATTTTTTGCGAAATTTCTTTTATCGCTTCATCTTTCAATCGATAACAATGACTTCTCACATAATGATGTTCCAGTGCAATTTTCTCCCAAAGAACATTCATGAAATACCGGTCAATCATAATTGACTTCTGCTCCGGATCGGAAAGTAAAGCAAGCAGCTTGAACCCTCTTGTGATCATGTCACCATAGCGACTGAGCTCTTTTATTCGCAGTTCTTCTGATTTTGCCATTTTCTGTTCAAAAGCGATGACGATATCCGATAAATCAGAAGACATTCCGCCATCGACAGGCTCCTTGTCGTATCTACAGCCTTTGAGTGAAAACAGATCCATCTCGTATTGCTGGCGGTATTGATTCAAAGAGTCAATATGTTTCCTGCAGCGCCGAATTTCTTCGAAGAATGCTTCGATATCACCGCGCACCCGTTTTGATTCAAAATGCAATTTAACTGCCGTCTTTTCGTACGTTAGATCCGGATTATGAAAAATGCCCGGTCGCATTCCGTTATTCATCATCTTCTCCTTTCAGGATTTTTAAAATCTCTTCTTTGTGTGCTTCCGCCGATTCTTTTGTTCTAAAGCAGTTTCCTATTGCCATTGCCATGCAGTCAAACGTACAACCTCGTTCAGATATGTCACTACATACTTTACCGTCAACTTCTACCCACCAATATTTATCTCCGATTTTCGGCTTAAACGGAATTACTTTAAATTCATAGACATCGAAATATTTTACAAAAACCGCCCACATTGAATTATCACGCCATTCTTCATTAACTTTTGTAAGCAATTCTCCGTTACAAAACTTATTGACCTGGCATTCTTCATGTGCAAATTGAGCTTCAAATTCTTCATTTTCTGCAACGCCAATTCTTTTCATCAGTAATTCAATTACTTCTTCTTTTAGTGTTTTCATACTTTCACCTGCTCCACATCCTCTATCAAAAATGCATTGATATTTAAATTGTACTTATCAAACCAATTCTGAATAACTTTGTTAATTGCGCGTTCAAGTTCTTCTTTCTGTTTACTATTGACATCTTCAAGAAAGCTTTCAGCATATTCTCCGTAAATCGCATATGCTCTATCCGTTAAATCTTGAATGATATCATCTGCATACACCTTTGGGCACGGGCTTGTTATCCGACCGACATAGAAGCATATAACATCATTGTCAATATCATCATGAAAAACCTCTGAATAACTTGTATAAGATTCGGGATTATACGGTTCAGCATTCATGAGTTCTTCCCGCCCCGCTTTTATTGCCTCTTCTTTACTCGGATATGTATCGTCACAGTTAAAATGATCTTCATCAAGTCCTACTACCCATTCTGCTTTTTCTTGTTTCATTCTTTTTCTCCTTTCCTCAACGCAGCATTTTTCACAAATACCGTCCACCTTGTTTTCGCTCTTTTATCCCCAAAAATCGGCTTATACGGCGATAATTTGACCACATCGGAAAACGGTATCTGTTCACTATTCCACTTAAGAATAAGTACTCCGTCATTTTTCAGAACACGGAAACATTCCTTGAAAGCTCGTTCTATCCACGGAAGCCATTCGGACGGCAACCTTCCGTACTTTAGAATGATCCACCCCGTATCTCCGCCATTTTTCAAGTGCGGCGGGTCGAACACTACCATGTCATAACTTTCGTCCGGTATATCCATCTTTGTGACATCTCCGATAAAGTCAGGCTCTACGCTGAATATCCGTCCATCGCATAATTCCGTCTGTAGTTCCCGATTGTCCTGAAAGTCCACGAACTCCAGATTTTTTTCATACCAGAACATTTTACCGCCACAGCAGGCATCCAAAATTTTCATGCTTCATTTCACCTCTGCGTTTTATTTTCTCATCCACCACTTCTGACATCCGATTCTCATTAGCCCGATTTTTACTTCAATCGGGATTTTATCCACCTTGAAATATTTCGGCTTCTTTTCAATAGAACACACATGTTTATTGACTACAATTATTCCTGCCGCCGGGAATTTATCATTAAGTTTTTTGTGGATTTCATCTTTTTTGACTGCATATAGTTCTCCATCAAACGCATAATAAACGCTTCTTGTGTATTTAGTTATGTGATTTTCTTTTTTACGGAAATCTGCTAAAAAATCGCTGTAACTACATTTACATTCGATTTCATTCATATAGTCGTTTCCGTTTATTGTGATTAAATCCGCTTCGTGCCTGATACCCTCAAACGGATAATCAAACCTTTCTAAATCCCCTCTCTTGTTATATTTTGGAATTTTACAGCTTGCCCATGCAAAATTAACGTTAGGTATGGTTATTTGTTTTATACCAAAGAAATTAGCAACACGGTACTGTATCTCTGCTTCCTTGTTTCCTTTTGGCATAGTTCATCCCCCCTTAATCGTTATCTCAATCCTTGGATTTTCTCTGTCGGTAAACACCTCTTGCGTCAAATGTACATACTTCCGGCTGTCATTCAGGATAATATCCATATCCTGCAGCGCGTCAAGTATAAACTTTGCCGCGCTCATCACATTATCTTCATCCCGGCGCATATCCTTTTCGTAATACTCAATGCGGATATTTACTTTTTCGGTAAACCTTTGTCCTCGTACTTGCGGCTGCAATATCAGACTAATCTGCCTCTGCGTTTTCTTCTTGACGCCAGCCCCAGCGTACTTGTTCAGCCGGTTGGCTGCAATTAGGTCATTCATACATGGCAGCCGTCCCGGAATTATAAGCTTCATACTCCACCGCCTAATCGAATCAAAACGTATGCCAGCATTGCTAATATTCCAATAAGTACGCACTGTATGAGCATCAGATATAGTTCAAACTGTCCGAAAAGATAATATTTATCCCCTCTGTCACTGTAAAGCTTCACTTCATGCTCCTCTCTCGTTGCCAAAAGTGGCAACGATGGTGATCAAGTTGTTCATTTTTCGTGCCTCTCTCTGTAAATCCGCTCTTCCTCGCTGCGCAGCTTTTTTGCCGCTTCGTCGAGTTTTATCGCCGCGTACATAATCAAGACAATAAACACTACAACGCTTGCTACATCTATCACCGTATTCATTGCTATCACCCCTTAGATCAGATATAAACGTCTATTCTCCCGGATTCATAAGCGCTCTTTATTTCAGCAAAAGCAATTCTTGCGTTTTCTTCTGTTTCGTATTCCAGCTCAAGCTGTTTGTACGTTCCGGGCATGTAGATGATAAGGCTTTTCCCTTTCTGTTCAACGTAGGACGGATTCATTGCGATGATATCCTTTTCTTCTGACACAACCATAAATCGATTATTTCCCATTTATCAATCTCTCCTTTCTCAAACTTCATTTTTTCGCAGGCTTTCTCCTGCTTCTATAAGCAACCTGTTCGCATGCTTCAACCTGTCAAAAATCCGTGCCATGTACCGCTGATTCATTTCTTCCGGCGTCTTATTGGTCGTAATAATTACCGGCAGGAGTTCGTTGTACCGTTTAGATATAATTGCATCGACCGCGTTCAGTACCCAGTCATTTTGATACTCCGCTCCCATGTCATCAAGAATCAGTAAGTCCGTTTCTTTTGTGCGTGTTCTCACCTCTTGTGAAAGATAATTCTGCAGAAGACTGTCCATCAATTCTGGCATCGTGATAAAATACGCCCGGTTATAATCTTTCATAATCTCCTGCGCAATGGCCACTGCCATTGTTGTCTTCATGCGTCCTACCGGTCCGGCGAATATAAGCCCTTGCCCTTTTGCCTTATGTGCCTTGAAATTCTTAGCGTAATCTTTCGCAATTGCATAATGGCTTCTCAGCGGTTTAGAATCCGGCAAGCCTTTTTTCTCGATGTTCTGAAACGTGCAAGCATGATACCGCCTGCCTATCCCGGCTTTATACAGCCGATTTATCCATTTTTTTCTTTCTTCTGCCGCCTCTTCCGCTTCCGTTTTTGGATTTTGCTCATTTAAGCGGCCATTGTTTTTGATAAATGTCTCCATTTTTTTCTGGAGAGCATCCATATCCTGTCCGATTCGTTCCATTGTCACCACCCGTCTTTGATACCCTTCCACTCTTCCGGAGAAGCGATATGTCCATAACTGCCTCCCGCTTTTTTCTGCTTTGGTCTTTTGAGTGGCCAGAATCCGAGCCATTGATTTTCAATTGACTGCTCTACAATAAGAATGGCGTCCTCTATATTTCCGTTTGATAATTTTTTGAGTTGTGTCAAATTCTTTTTAAGAGCCGTCGGTGATACAGAAGCTTTCTTCTCTTCTCTCATGTCCAACCACCTTCGGAGTGATTCTTCCAATTCAGGATTGGATGAAAAGTAAGATTGAATGATTTCATCTTGAGAAGAAAGAACGTTCTTTTCTTCTTCCTTTTCTTTACTTTCCTTTCCTTTTCTTTTCTTTACTTTACTTTGTTCATTACTGCATACATTAATTGAGTTATTGCATACATTAATTGAGTTATTGTCGACATTAATGGAAATGAGTGCAAAATCCCTACGGAGAAACGCTGCTTTTCTTCGAGAAGTTACCTCCAAAAATCTTTTCTGGATTCCCGCAGAAGTCAGAATTCCATGTTTTTCCTTCATGCCTGCATCAAAGAAACCAACCTGTAAGGCTCTTTTAACAACCTCTTGTACGCATCCTTCCGTGACGCCAATCTCATCCGCCACTATGAAAGGCAAATCCTCTGTCCACCAAATGTAGTACCCCTCGTCTCGATAGCAGCTACCCAGCAGCCAGATTAGTACTGAAATTGCCGACGCACCGCATGACTTAATTATCCGGCGCACTTTCATATCCTGTAAAAAGCCGACATCCAAGGGAAAGTAATCAAGCCCTTGTTTGAGCGGCCGTGCCATGGCATCACCCCTTTCAAGTAACCGTCACTCATTCCAGCGGATACAACAGCCCGTCTCTGTATTCGTAAATACGGATTCCTTTTGCTTTTGCATAACCGTATTCGGACATGCAGCCGCGGCTATGCCGCCAGTATCCGGACAAAATCAGAAGAGTGCAGTTGTTGAGAAGTCTAAAATCGTACCGGAGAATCTCCGTTTCTTCCATATCTTTTCCTTCCAAGAATGAATACGCATGGAGAGGAGAAATGATCGTCAGGTTGGGGTATTTCTTCATGATTTCATACGCGATGTCTCCTGTTTCCGCTACATTAGCCTCCTTAATTTCTCCCGCAAATACTTTCGCAAATACTTTCGAGCTTTTAGCGACGGGAGCGTAGGGATGGGCCAAGTAAGCCATCCCACATTCCAGCGTCGGAAGAGAATTTCTTGTTTCTTTCATTAATTGATACCCCCTTTACCTATCCCACGGGGCAGGAATTGTCCCCTCTGTCTGCATGCCCGGAAGCGCTTGTGGGGAGGGAGTTGATCCCATAGGTGTACCGTAAGCAGGAGCTGCCTGCGTCTGCGGTGTA